CAGTATCGACAGCGGCGAGTTTGACACGACTCCCGCCCCTTCTCCCACCGTCACGAAGAAGCCCCCTGTAACCACCGAACAGCGTCAGGAGATCAAGAAGGAACTGACCGGCGCTCCTGCTGGTGCGGCTACCGAGGAACAGGTTGGTACGCTGAAAAGTCTGCTGAAAAAGCTCATGGATATTGACGCAGAGCAGGAACAGTTCGTGCAGACCATCGCCATGAAGACCGAGGGCTTTTCCAAGATCGAAGCCGACAAGTGTGACGCTCTGATCGAGGGCGTGAACAATATGCTGGCTGGCTACGAAATGAAAGCGGCAAAGGAGGACTAAGGCATGATTGAAATTGATTGCCGCAAGTGCGTCAATGCGGACTTGGAAGCGGATTGCTGTAAGCTCTACGGTAACAACCCTGATACTGCCGTTCGGGAATGTGCCGCTGACGAATTTGTGAATTATAAGGAGGTAAACAAAAATGGAATGGCTTGACGGCAACAAAATCCAGATTATCCCTCCCAAGCGTCCTAAGAAGCTGACTGGTACTCGCTTCGCCACTATCCTCGGTCTGAACCCGTGGTCTACGCCGTTCGAGATTTGGTGTGAAGTGACCCGCACCTATCAGAAGCCGTTCGAGGACACGATCTACACCATCGCTGGTAAGACCATCGAGCCTAAGCAGGCCGAGTACATGAAGCAGACCTACTTCATGAGCAATCTGGTCACGCCGACCGACATTTGGGGCAAAGACTACTTCCGTCAGACCTACGGCGACTTCTTTAGGGAAAGCCCCGTTCTCGGCGGTATGTGGGACTACTTGCTCTATGGCAAAGATGGCAAGCCCACCACCGTCCTCGAAATGAAGACCTCTAAGCGTGTCGAGGACTGGAAGGACGATATTCCTGAATATTACGCTTTGCAGGCAGCGTTGTACGCTTACCTTCTTGGCGTGGACGAGGTTATCATGGTCGCTTCCTTCCTCGAACCCAAGGATTACGACAATCCTGAGAAGTTCGTGTGCAGCGGTGAGAACACCATCACCCGCCCCTTCAAGGTGTCTGAGCGGTATCCTGATTTCGAGAAGAAGTATGTGAAGCCTGCCCTGAAATGGTGGAAGGATTATGTGGAGAGTGGTATTTCTCCCGCCTTTGACGAGCGCAAGGACGCTGAAATCCTGAAAGCTCTCCGCACCAACAACCTGTCCCCTGAAACGGACATAGCAGCTCTGGTCAAGGAAGCCGAAGACCTGAAAGACACCATGGAACGGATTTTGGCTCATGAAGGTATCCCGGACATGGAAAAACGGTACAAGGTTGTGACTGACATGATTAAGAAAGCCGCAATCGCTCAGTTCCGTGACGGTGACAAGAAGGTGTCTATCGCTGGTTCTGCCTATAATTGGGAGGTCAGCCGTACTTCCACCACGAAGATCGACAAGGACGCTATGAAAGCGGACGGTATTCTGGCGAAGTACACGACCACTGAGGACAGCTACCGCATTTCCCCGAAAATCATTAAGGAGGGTTGACCTATGAAGTTTTCCAAGTTCGTGAAGTCTCTCGCCCCTGATGGCGGCGCTATCTATGAGTACATGGGTAAACGCTGGCTTGCTTCCCCATCCGTACTTATGCTCATTCCCGATGGTATCCGCAGCGTGACCGGGTACAGCAACGAGAAAATGCCTGACGGCATTGGTCGCTTGATTTCTCAGGTCGGTTGCACAGAGTACGCCACGCTGGTCAAGGCAATCATGCCTGAGCCGGACGGCGCAATCAAGGATTGTATCCGTATCTTTGCCACGCAGGACAGCACCATGACCCTTCCCGTCACCAACGATGGCTGGTCGCTGATCGAAAAGTCTGATTTCTGCGAAATCTTGTACGCTTACGATCTGGAAAGCGACAAGAGCGTACCGAAAGCCCTGCTGGTCAAACAGTACGCCAAGTACCCCGATGACGAAGACCAGTTGGTTGGTATCATCTTCCCCTGCGAGTACACAGAACAGCTTAATTTCTACACCATGAAGGAGGACAAAAACAATGGCTAAAATCGGACTCACCGAGGGTTTCACCCTCATTCCCGAAGGTACTCATGTCTTTCAGATTACCGATGTGAAGTACAAGGAAGACTTCGGCAAGCTGGAAGTCTATATGCAGACACAGAACGGCAGTAAGCACATCGAGCGCTTCTCTCTGCTGAAATCCGATGGCTCTCCCAACGAGGGTGCATATAACGCTTTCAGCTACTTCGCCAAGACTGCCCTCGGCAATTTCGACCTGACCGAGATCGACCACACTGACCTGATTGGTCACTTCATCGAGTGCGATGTAGAACATGATGTTCAGGAGAACAAGAAGAAGCCCGGACAGAGTATTACCTTCGTCCGTTTGGCTGATAAGCGCCCCTCTGAGGGCTGGGGCGGCTCCGGCAATACGATTGCTACCCCTGCTGTTAAAACCGCTCCTAAGACCCCGATGGATTTGGCAGCTCTCCTTGGCTGATACCGAGTGCGAGGGAGGGCTAATTTGAAAGGCTCTCCCTCGCCAATGGTATGTTAAAAACTGTGTTGAAAGTGAGGATAAGCTACAATGGAAACAGCCTGTTCTAAGGTACAAGCTCACCTGAATATCTGCAACGAAATCAATCGGCTTTACGAGCGCAAGAATCATGACTACGGTGACAGCTTCCACCAGACCTTCGTTGAAGAAGGAATGGCGATGGCTCGTATCCGGTTGGGCGATAAGTTCAGCCGTTTTAAGACTCTCTCCCATGGCGGTGAGCAGAAGGTCAATGACGAGTCTATCCGAGACACCCTGATTGACCTCGCCAACTACGCCATTATGACGGTGCTGGAAATGGAGGTAGCGGAAGATGTTGCAAATTAAAACCATTCGGAACCGTCTGGACAATCCCATCCTCTTTGACGATGAAGTAAATGCGGCTCTGCGTGATGGGTGGACTCTGAAAAAGAGAACCGTTCTGCGGCCTATCGGCCAGTCCGAGTCCGTCTATATGCACACGATGTTGTATGCAGAGTTGGAGAAGGAGGTCGCTGACGATGACGCTGAATGATTATCAGAAAGCTGCCGAGCGTACCTCCGGCAACCTGACTTCGTGGGATAAGGTTCGCAACGGCTGTTACGGTCTGAACGGCGAAGCCGGAGAGTGCATTGACATTCTGAAAAAGACCGAGTTTCAGGGTCATGACTTCGACCCGATGAAGATGGTTGACGAACTGGGCGATGTTCTCTGGTATGTCGCACAGTTGGCGACCGGTTTGGGTGTGACCCTCGAATATGTGGCACAGCACAATGTCGATAAGCTGCTGGCTCGTTACCCTGACGGGTTCGACAGCGAAAAAAGTATTCACAGAAAGGAGTACGAAAATGCCTGACTGCTTCTCCAAGTCCGAAGTGACTGATTTCATGAACCTCATGAAGCTGCCTGACGGAACCCCTGTTGTTTCTGATGACATGATGGAGTACCTGATGGCCTACGGCTTCTTCACCGCTCCTGCTTCTACCAAGTACCACGGTAATTACGAGGGCGGTCTTCTGGAACACTCCTACATGGTCACGAAGTACCTCCTGACGCTGACTCAGGATAATCACCTGATCTGGCGCAAGGCTCGTTCTCCCTTCATCGTGGGTATGTTCCATGACCTATGTAAGATCGACCAGTACCGCCACCCGGTAACAGGCCACATTGAAGAATTTAATGGTGGGCGCACACCAATCTATGACGAACAGGCGTGGGAGTACAACCCCGACACCCTTCTGAAAGGCCACGGCGATAAGTCTGTCATGCTTCTCTCTCAGTTCTACACACTGACTGATGAAGAAATCATGTGTATCCGCTATCACATGGGCGCTTTCACCGACAAGTCTGAGTGGAATGATTACACCCGTGCGGTTCGCAATTATCCGAATGTGTTGTGGACACATCAAGCCGATATGCTGGCAAGCCATGTTGCGGGGGTGTGAAGTATGTATATTCCAACGGTTTCTTTCGATTTCGATGGCGTAATTCATTCCTACCGAAGCGGGTGGAAGGGTGCCGCTATTATCCCCGACCCTCCCGTAGAAGGGATTAAAGAGGTCATTGAACAACTCATAAGCGATGGTTTATGTGTGGTCATCTGTTCTTCTCGTGCGGAGTCTTTTGAAGGACAGGCGGCGATTGCTGAATGGCTGAAACACTATGGGTTCCCGATGGTGCAAATTCAAGCGAGAAAAGTTCCTTCCATCGTTCATGTCGATGACCGCACAATCTGTTTTGATGGCAGAGCAAACCACCTCCACGAACAGATTATCAACTTCAAACCTTGGTATGAAAGGGAGTCTGAAAGTGAAAATCGTTGAACCTTCTGTGGAGCTTATCAACGCTCCCGATTATAAGACCCTTCTGACCACTATCGAAGCTGCTGGGCGTACTTGCTATAAGTCCGAGGACAAGATCACGGACGGAAGCGCAGAGAAGTTCGTCCGGGGCATTATCAAGCGGGGTCACGAAGCTGTCATTGAGCATGGCTCTCTCACTGTCCGCTTCATCTGCGACCGGGGCGTGAGCCATGAGATCGTCCGTCACCGTCTGGCCGCGTTCTGTCAGGAGTCCACTCGGTACTGCAATTATGGCAAAGAGGGCTTCGGCGGTGAGATCACCGTCATTCGTCCCTCGACCTTCGCCAAGACCGACTCGACCTACCACATCTGGAAACGGTCGTGTGAACACGCTGAGGTCGCCTACTTTGATCTGCTGAACGAGGGTTGCACCCCGCAGAAAGCTCGATCTGTCCTTCCGAACAGTCTGAAAACCGAGGTGGTCATGACCGCCGATCTCAGAGAATGGCGACATTTCTGCCGTATGCGTTGCCCCGTAGCGGCCCACCCCGATATGCGGGTCGTTGCTAATATGCTTCTGACCCTGCTGAAACAGACCTATCCCGTCTTCTTCGAGGACATTGAGGTATGAGAATTAAGAAATCTGGCGGCAAGGTGTTCGGTGCGGTCTTAACTGCCGCCGAGAGAAAAGCGATGGACATGGAGATCAATCGTCAGATCGTGGAAGCCGACAGGCGCTACGCCGATGACATTGACGCTATGGTGCTTTACACTCTCCATGTTCACCTCGGTTTCGGCAAGAAGCGCCTGCGGAAGTTCTATGACGCTTTCTCTGCCGAGCATGACCGCCTTATTCAGTATTATCAAATGCCGGACGATTACACATGGCTCTGTAAAGAAATGTTGAAGCGTATCGGCGTTGATGTTGAAGCGTGGAACAAAGAAAGGAAAGAACCCGATGAAACTGAAAAGCAATGACGGCAAAGTGCCGTATATCATGGCTGCGGGAAAGGACTTCGTGAAAGATGAAATGTCGCTTACGGCGGCAGAGCAGATTTGCTCTCGTGGAACGCAGACCGCCAGCAAGCTCTTTCCCGATTTCCCCATCTGCGTAGATGACAAGTTCTATTTTGCTGGAACCTCGACAAAGCCTAAGTCCAGCAAATCTAAGACCCCTTGCGAGGGCTGAGATTTTCGATCTTCCTGTGGTTTGTCACCGTTGTCGCTGTCCTCTGTCTGAAATTACCCACGGTTGAGGTTGAAGAACCTTCTCCCGTTGTCGAGGCGGTAGAGGTAGTCACCCCGGAGCCAGAGCCGGAGGTGACACCTCAGCCGTGGACAGACGAGGAAGTGATTGTACTGGCGAAAATGCTATGGGGAGAAGCCAGAGGGGTCAGCTCTGACGCTGAGAAAGCGGCTTGTGTGTGGTGTGCGCTCAACCGTGTAGATCATGGTTACGGCGATATTATAACGGTCGTGACTACACCCAAACAATTCGTAGGGTACAACAAGGAAAACCCGGTCGATGATGGTTTGATTACTCTCTGTATAGATGTGCTGACTCGCTGGTATGCAGAGAGAGAAGGTCAGGTTGAGGTCGGTCGTGTCCTCCCTGCGGATTACCTATGGTTCTCTGGCGATGGCGAGAGAAACCACTTCCGCAACGCCTACCGTGGTGGCGATAGATGGGACTGGTCTTTACCGAGTCCGTATGAAAGCTGAGGTAAGCCTATGAGCTATTTGAATATACCCGCTGAGCTTCGAGGGGAAAAGGCATGGGTCAATGTGTGGGACGGGTCAAAGGTTCCCATGCAGGCTACCGTGAGAAAGGCGGCTTCTTCCTCTAATCCTGATACATGGTCAAATTACATTGACGCTGAACACAATGTCCAGCACGGCTACTATGACGGTCTTGGCTATGTATTTCACGATACAGGGATTGTAGGTATCGACATTGACGATGGCTTTACTGATGGGCTTCTAAACCCGCTGGCGGCTGACATTATCGGTCGTTGCCACTCCTACACGGAAAAGTCCCGAAGCGGGAGAGGGGTTCACATTCTCGTTCGTGGAGAGCTGCCTTTCAAGGGTAAGAACAACCGTGCCGCCGTGGAGATTTACAAGAGCAATCGGTACTTCATCATGACTGGCGAGGTTTTGATCTTCTCCGAGATCGTTGAAAACCAGTCAGCGATTGACTATGTGATCGAGAAGTATTTTTCAGACACACCGAAGGAAAGTAGTTCAGGTACGGTCGTCCCTCAGCGTATCTATTCCCCCATCTATCGCCGTCCTGAAAACGGCAAGCTGCATTTGAAGCCTGAATATCCGCCTATCACACCGGGAAGCCGGAACCTCAGCCTGACTTCTCTGGCGGGTCAGCTCCATAACCAAGGATACACCAAAGCAGAGATTTACAAAGAACTGTTGTACGCCAACTCCCAAGCCTGCAAACCCCCGCTTCCGCAGTCAGAAGTTGAGTTGATTGTCAACAGCGTGACCAGATACAGGAGGTAATCATGAAACCTTATCAGCGTGGCGATGTTGTTATCATTGATGTTCCCATGCTTGCCAACAGTCATATTCAGGCCGGTAAGCGTCCGTGGGTGGTTGTGCAAAACAATGTCGGCAATCAGTTTTCTTCCACCAGCATTGTCGTTCCCCTGACCACTAAAATCAAGCGGCTCGAACTGCCGACCCATGTGGCTGTCACTTGGGGTTCTTTACAGCCGAGCATGGTTGAGTGTGAACAGGTGCGTGTCATAGATGTGTCCGATGATTGGGAATACATCTGCACTCTGCCGCCTGAGATCATGCGTCATGTGGACACCGCTTTGAAGAATGCTTTCTTCTATGGGGAGGTGTAGATAATGACAAAACTCGAATATGACAGTTTGCAAATGGCGTTATCTGCCCTACTTGATAAAGAGCGGATATACCGTAAGCGTATAAGCGGTAGTGAACAAGACGGTTATAAGATGGGTGTCAGAGCTTGTAAAAGCGCACTTTCCAACTTTAATCCAAACGGAAAAGGCAAAGGATGTGAAATCCATGAGTGATGAAGTTATGACAGCCCCCGAAGAACAGGCTCTTTTCCAGCTCTCCAACGGTCGCTACATCATGGACGAAGCTCAGTCCAGAGTGATGTTTCAGATTAAGGAAGCACAGCCTGAGCATAGCCACCCAATCAGCGGTACGGGGTATTCGTGGGACGAGTCTGGCATGGCGGAGCTGTTCTCCGAGTGCTACAAGAATGATACCCGCTACTGCCCCGAAGCGAAAAGCTGGTTCACCTACTCCGAGGGTGCATGGCGTAAGGACACCGGCTCTCTGCTGGTAGCGGAGAAGATCAAGGAGTTCTGCCGCCTGATGGCTCTCTACTGCGGTGAGATTGCCAACGAAGAACGGCGTTCCGAGTACATGAAATTCATCGTGAAGATGGGCGACCGGCGCTTCCGTGATCGGCTGATGAAGGACGCTGCCAGTGTGCTTCCTATCGCTTCGGCGGAGTTTGACGCAAATCCCTACCTTATCAACTGCAAGAACGGCACTTTCGACCTCGAAAAGATGGAGTTCCGGGAACATGACTGGAAAGATTTCCTGACTATGCAGACCAACTTCAACTACACCTTGCAGGACGCACGGTGCCGCCGCTGGGAGAAGTTCGTTGCAGAGGTCACTTGTAATGATGAAGACAAGGCTGACTATCTGCAAAAGGCGCTGGGGTACTCCATGTTGGGTATGGCGAACGAGGAATGTATGTTCATTCTCCATGGCAAGACCACTCGCAACGGCAAGTCCACCATGCTCTCGGCAATTCACCACCTTCTCGGTGACTATGCTTCCGTGTCCCCCGTGTCGATCATCTGCAAGGCAGAACGGTCAAAGAACGCCGAAGCAGCGAACCCCATGCTGGCTTCCCTGAAAGGCAAGCGATTTGTCACGATGGCTGAGAGTAACCAGTATGGTAAGCTGGACGAGGAAACAATCAAGCAGCTCACGGGCGGCGAGGAAATCAAAGCCCGGAACCTCTATGAGACTGCCACGACCTTCCTGCCGCAGTTCACCCTTTGGCTCTCCTGCAACGATCTTCCAACCGTCAGCGATAAGTCCCTGTTCGCTTCCGACCGTGTGCGGGTCATTGAGTTCAACCGTCATTTCACCGAAGCAGAGCAGGACAAGAACCTGAAAAATGAGTTCCAGACGCAGGAAGCTATGCAGGGCATTTTCGCTTGGCTGGTCGCCGGATACTTCAAGTACAAGCGTTTCGGTCTGAAAATGTCCCCCGCCATGCGGAAGGTGGTCAACCAGTACGAACGTGACAACGATCTGTGCTTGCAGTTCCTCGAAGAACGCTGTGAGCAGGCCGAGGGAGTCAACACCCGCTCGAAGTCTCTGTTTGACGCTTACAAGATTTGGTGCAAGTCCAACGGGTACTTCGCCTGTTCTGCCAAGCGGTTCAACGCCGACATGGAAACACACCCTGAGTGGCACGGCGGAAAGGTCGTGTATCAGGGCTATCCCGTCTACAAGAACCTCAGACTGAAAGGAGCGTCCTAATGAACCGTTCATGTAACTCTATCCTATGCCGCTTCGGTATCCACACAGCAGACCCGTATGTTCATATTCAGGTCAAGTGCCGTAATGGTTCTCACCGCTGGCAGAGCAATTATGAAGTCTGTAAGCGGTGCGGTAAGCGCCTGAGAAAAATCCGTATTGTGAAGGAGCGTCCGTGATGAAAATTACTCTTGATATTCCCGATGGCATTATTGCAGGGTTCTTCAATGGTGTAGAAGTCACGGCTCACGGTATGCAGTTGGTGTCCTATCAACTCAGCACTGATGATCTGAAAGATGGTAACACCGTGAAGCTCCCTCGTAAACAGGAGGTGACAGCATGACTGCCACCAATGATGAACTCGCCCTGCTGGAAAAGTGGAAACGGAAACTCTGCTTGCAGGAGTGGCGGATAAAGCTGTTGACCCACCTTCGCCCCGAAGAAATGACGATGAATAATACCGCAGGCTGTACCGAGTGGTCAGAAGCAATTAAGACCGCTCGTATTGAGATCATCAATCCCGCCTGCTACGGCGACCGCATTGTGTCGTTCGATTTTGAAAAGACGCTGGTACATGAGCTGCTACACCTGAAATTCTCTTTCTGGTGCCAGAACGAAGATGATGTTGGCGATAGAGCCATGCACCAGATGATTGACGATCTTGCAAGAGCTTTGACGGAAGGTGACAGCGATGATGAAGCCTGAATACTGCCCCGATTATGTGGGCGTTGCCTGCGTTGATGGCACTTGCCCTGTTGCCAACTATGAAGAATATGCCGAGCGGTGTATGCCTGTCATTTCCTGTTGCCGGGACTGCTTCTATTATAAGGGCTGTGAAGACTGTGCAATCTCTGACGATTGCGACCGAATGGAGGATAAACATGAGTAAAAAGTGTGTATGCGGTAACGAAATGTTCACCGTCTTCATGTGTCGTAAGTGCGAACACCTTCTGTATGTCGAGGAAGACGAGAACTTTCCTCAGAAACTCGGAAAAATCGCCGCCAAACCCTGTCCCTGTTGCGGTGAACAGGACGAGGGACTGTGGAGACTTCTCGGTCGAGCGGAAGGGTTCGAGGGAACGATTTTCGTGGAGGAACAGGACGATGAATAATGACGCTGTGAGAGAGCTTCTGAACGCCGTTGGTGCTTTGGCTGAAATGTCTCTGAATTTTTACAGGGCTGTACTCAATGCTGGTGCGACCAAAGAGGAAGCCTTTGTTCTCTTGCAGTCTTTCATCTCTGCTACCATTCATGGCAACAAGGAGAAAAGCGATGAAGACTGAGAAAAAGAACCTCCGCCGTATTTCCATCGTAGTCACGGCGCAGACCAAGGGCAACCTCGAACGGTTGGCGGCGGTCTGCGGTTACTCAGAGATCGGTCGGGTGGTTGACAAACTCACCCGTGAGAAGATGATCTCCCTCCATGACTTTGAAAGAAAGGAGAAGCACTATGAATGATGTAATGGAACAAATCAAAACGCTTTCTGCCACCTTGGACGAGGAAACCAACCGCTTTCACCCTGCCGGTAGACTGCTGTTGCTGGGTTCCTACGAGAGTGTATTTCTGAAAGCGGTCAAGCGCAAGGCTGATCTGTTGGGCATTGACTGTGACCTCACTCAATATCCCTGCCCTCCGTACAAGGCCGTGGTGGTGGACAGAGAAACCGTCCCGTCTGACATTAAGCTCGCCGCCGAGGTTGACATTGACCACTCCTACTCACAGGGAATGTCATCGGTGTCTCAGGCGACTTTAGCGCTCCTGCTGGCATTGGACTTGGTTCACGCTAAGGACATTACCATTGTAGGTCGGGGTCACGCCGTTCAGAACTTGGCAAAGTACCTCACCCTCGGTAACGCAACTGTGACGGTGGCGCACTCCAAAACCAAGAGTCTCTTGCAAGCCACGATGAACCGTGATGTGGTGATCTACGCCACGCCGACTATCACGAAGGACATTTCCTACAACACCCGTGATCTGGTCATAGACCTTGGCAATAGCGTTCCCCACCATGACCGCTTCAACTGCCCCTATGTGAACAGGATTGGTCAACTTACTGTGAGCGTGTTACTCAACCGCTTTGCGAGAAAGGAGCATAGGACATGAGTGACATTCTGACAACTATCGCCGCCGTTGAATGGATTGTTGTAGGCTGTTTATTCCTCTGGCGACTGCGCCACTGGAACCGCCGCTTTTCGGAACTCTATGACGAGCTGCGAAAGGAGATCGACCATGGATAAGGAAGACGCTCACATTGTTATAGCGATGGCAAATCACAACATGAATGTCACCGATGTTGCCCGTGCTATTTTCGCATACAGAAATACCGTTCTCTATCACTTGGACAAGGTGAAGCGGCAGACCGGGTTAGACCCTCGGCGGTTCTATGATTTGGTCGAGCTGGTGAAGATAGCTCAGGAGGTGTTGGAAAATGGCGATTGATTTTCTTGGACAAAACCTTAGTGTTGGTGACGATGTAGTTTTTCTTAATTACAATCGGACATCTGCGGATTTAGAACGAGGAAAAATAACGAAAGTGTTTGAACACACCGCAGAAATCGGAAACAAGAGAAGAGCCGAATATAAAATCATCAAGATACACACCGATAGAGAACCTTTCCCTAACGTTGACGAAAATGAGTCAAGGTGATAAAGGTGATAAAGGTGAGTGTTTGTGCAAAGACTTTTTTCAAATTTGCGTGTTTTGAAAAATTGTTTTTCGTATTTTAGGTGAGTTAGGTGAGTAATCGGGCATAAATGCCTATAACTCTCTCTTATACGCGCGTATATAGAAATAGTTATAGGGAAATGCACCAGATTACTCACCTTTATCACCTTGGTGACTTTGAAAGGAGAAAACGACTATGGCGGATGAAATTATGAAAAAGCGAACTCGCCCTGATCGTAAGGAAGCCATGAGCGTCCATACAGAGCCGGGTGACAATAGAAAATATCTGGAACATTCGATGGTCATGATGGACTGGCCTGATGTGAATGTGAGAGAACCTGAACAGGTCAAAGAGCGTATGGGTATGTACTTTGCTCTGTGCGCTCAGGACGATATGAAACCCTCGGTTGCTGGTATGGCTTTGGCTTTTGGAGTTGATAGGAAGACGATATGGGCATGGGCAAATGGAGTGGATAGTAAAACGCTACCCGCCGAGAGCCGTAACTTAATTAAAAAGGCGTATCAACTTTTGAACGCTCAGATGGAAAGTTATATGCAGAACGGGAAGATCAATCCGGTCGCCGGTATCTTCCTGATGAAGAACAACATGGGCTATGCGGACAAGCAGGAGGTCGTGTTGACACCCAACCAGCAGCTCGGAGATCAGGTTCCCGCCGAGGACTTGGAAAAGAAGTATCTTGAAGATGTGGTGGGCGCGTCCAGCGACTATGACTCGGAGGACTGAGCGACTTTCACGACTATGGCTAACGACTATGCCGAGCGACTTTGCGACTTTCCCACGACTTTCACGACTTTCGCTCGAACGACTTTGCGACTTTCTGGCGAGGGTCTGCGACTTTGACAGAGCTGCCGATCTCCCCACGAGGTCGGCGGCTTTTCCTTTCTCCGGCTGATCGGCGGCGGGTTCTACCGGGGCGGCGTGGGCGTTGCCGGGGTTCCGGCCTGATCGGGGCGGCGGGTTTCGCCCTTTATAATGTATAGTGCAAAAAAG